CACAATCGACCGTATGAAAGGCGCGGCCAACGCTGGTAAAGGTGTAGCCTTCTTTGCTAATAGCCAAGACCAATTACCAAAAATCGAAAGCATACCAACCAACCAAAACGACAAACTGTTTCAAGAAGCTAGCGCTTTGAATACTGAACAAATTTGTTTTTCCCATACAATCGACCCTATTCTCATGGGTGTTCGTACTACGGGATCGCTGGGTGGGGGTGCTGACATTAAACAAGCCTACGTAATATTCGAAAAAAACGTGGTTATTCCTTTACGTGAACAAGTTACCGAAATTTTCCAAGAACTATTAAACGTTTGCCGTTTGACTGCTGAATTTAATATACGTAATTTCCAAATAATTAACGAAACTATTGTAGAACGCGACGAAAAAATACTAAAAGTCGTGGATAGTTTAAATAGTTTAGAAGCTAGTGTAGCGCAAAAAGTTCTTGAACAAATGACACCTAACGAACTACGCGCTTTGGCTAGTTTACCACCTTTAGAAATTCCCGCGCAATGATTTACTTTATAACAGAAAACTATCTAAAGACGAACACGCCAATAACGGCGAACGTAGACGTTACAGACGTAACACCGTACATAAAAACGCAATCGGACTTAAGGGTACAACCTATTCTTGGGTCCGTGTTTTACAACCACCTACTAGACGCCTACAATAACCAAACGTTAACACCAGACGAAGAAGACCTAGTAACGTTTATACAACCCGTAGTAGCGTGGCGTTCGGCTGAGGATGCAGTTTTCGGACTATCTTACCAACTTAAAAACAAAGGTCTACAAACACAAAGCGGCGACTATTCAAATAGCGTTAGCCGTGCCGAGGTTGCTTTTTCAATGGAACACTACGCACAAAAAGCTAGTTTCTTTGAGATGCGTTTGTCTAAATGGTTGCTAGCTAATAAAAATTTGTTTCCCGAATTTACTAGTTTACAAAACCGGGACACGGATTTACGCCCACAAATTGACGCGTGTAATTGTGTAGGTACTTGTTACGGACGTTGTGGCCAACGTTACGACGACAACGGTTATAACAATTCTATAATGGTTTTCTAATGACAACTAAAACCCAAATTTTAACCTTTGCACTTTTTGCCGTATTGGCACCCGTTAAGCCGCTTGTTTTTATTGCTATCCTAGCTATTGTTTTAGATACCGCTTTCGGCATTTGGCGTAGCGTAAAGAAAAACGGATGGACCTCTATTCGTTCTAGACGTTTGAGCCACACAATTAGTAAAAGCCTTTTGTATTCCGGTGCTATTGTGTTTATATTCTTACTTGAAAAGTACGTAGTAGCCGACATACTAGGGCAATTTGTTGCGGTGGATCTAGTGTTAACGAAAATGTTTACATTCTTTTGCGTAGTTACCGAAATCAAAAGCATAAACGAAAGCTACTTTAGTGTTACCGGTGTTAATGTTTGGGACAAGTTCATAAAATTTGTAAAGCGTAGCAAAGAACAACTAGAGGAACTTAAATAAAGTCCCGTAAATAGCGCAAAACACTTGACATTTGCGCTTTTAAATACAAGTTATGAAGCTAGATATTTCTAAGATTAAACAAGTACGTTTAAAAGAAACGCAGTTCTTTGCCGAGGAAAGCAACAAAACCCAAATCTACTTGCACCATACAGCGGGCGGTGGTAACGCCGAGGCGGTTAGTAGGTATTGGAACGGAAACACGGAGAGAATAGCTACGGCATTTATTATAGGACAAAACGGTTTAATAGTACAATGCTTTTCGTCTAAGCACTGGGCATGGCATTTAGGTGTAGGTCAAAAGGAATTTAAAGCCCAAGGTGTACCTTATACAAACCTTAACAAAACTTCGGTAGGTATAGAGGTTTGCAACTGGGGTTACTTAAAAGAAAAAGACGGTAAATTTTACAACTATGTAGGTGGCCGCGTTATGGATTCTATGGTAACAACTTTAGACACACCATACAAAGGCTACAAACACTGGTTTAAATACACCGACGAACAAATAGAAAGCACTCGCCAGTTAGTTGTTTACCTTTGCGAAACTTACGACATACCAAAAGAATACCGTTCGGAAATATTCGGACTTGACAAGGAAGCCTTTAAAAACACGAAAGGAATTTACACCCACAATTCAGTACGTAAAGATAAAAGCGACATTTACCCTTGCCCAAAAATGATTGAAATGCTTAAAAACCTTTAATCTATGAGAAGTTCGCTACTTATTTTGTCGCTAATATCTACTATACTTGCGACATCTTGCTCGGTAAATTACCACGTACGTAAAGCAATCAAGAAGGGTTACCGTTGTGAGGAGGTAGCAGACACTTTTGTAATAAATTCAATAGATTCAATTCCGTACGTTTTAAGGGACTCAATTATGTGGGAAAGGGTATTAGTCCAAAAAGATACAATAGTTCGTTACAAGCGTTCCCACGTACCTAAAACACGATTGCAGACACGTATTGAATACAAACTAAAACGCGACACCTTACGAATGATTGAAAAAGTTGAGGTAGTTAAATGGAAAACAGAACGTAATAAGAAAAAAAAAGCTAACCTTTGGCTTTTTATAATAGGTTTCGGTGCTGGTTTCCTTACAAATTGGCTACTTAAGTTTTCTAAATTTTTCTTATGACTGTAAAAAAACACGCAAAGAACATACACGAATTAAACCTAATCGGTAAAAAGGTAAAGATAGCCATGCTATCGGATATTCATTGGGACAACCCTAAGTGCGACTGGAACCAACTAAAAAAAGACTTAGATTATTGCAAAGAAAACGACATACCGGTAATGATTAACGGGGATATGTTTTGTTTGATGCAAGGTAAAGGCGATCGACGCGGTAATAAGTCCGACATACGACCCGAACACAACAACGCAAAGTATTTAGATAGCATAGTAGAAACCGCCGTTGAATGGTTTTTACCGTATGCTCATATTTTGACGGTAATAGGTTACGGCAACCACGAAACGGCCATAATCAAATGGCAAGAAACCGACATTTTGCAACGCTTTGTGGACCTACTTAATTATAAAGCTGGTTCAAGCGTGTATACTGGTGGGTATGGTGGTTGGTTAGTTGTTCGTCAACATATTAGCGAGAATATAAACACCTCGTTTAAAATTAAATACTTTCACGGTTCCGGTGGTGGCGGTGTAGTTACAAAAGGCGCCTTGAATTTAACTAGGGCTTTGGAAATGTACGAAGACTTCGACGTATTTACAATGGGCCACATACACGAAAACGCCTCACGTAACGACGTACGCGACACTACAAGCTATAATGCCAAACAAGGTTACCGCCAAGAACACAAACAAATACACTTAATGTTAACGGGTACCTATAAAGAGGAATACGGCGACGGTTCTAAAGGCTGGCACGTAGAACGAGGCGCACCAGTTAAGCCAACGGGCGGCCGTATATTGGTCTTTGAAAGTGATCGTATAGAAAAAGACGGACAAAGAAAAGTTTATAAAAACATAGATAGTACAAAATTTCCACTTTAAATACTTAACTTTACACGTTTCATAGTTGTTAAGGCCATCCGTTCGGGTGGCTTTTTTTGTTTATTACACTATGCAATTAGTTTGGTTTTTTGTTTAATGGGCTATACATTGCGCTTAATGTTTAAAATATTATAGGTACTCGGTAAAAATCCGACTAAACGTGCAGTATGTTACACAAAATGTCAACTTATAAGCTCAAAATACTTGACTATTTGTCCACTTTATAGTTGAAAAAACTGGACATAATGAGCCATAAACCAACTTTAAAGTATTGATTTGGCTACTTATAAGAGATATTAAGTGTTTTTCACCTACCTTAAGTGTTTTGCTTATGTAAACAAAACGCCAAAATCTATACACGACAGACTTGTTATGTATAAAATAAGGGTAAAACCTTACAAACTTTGCCACAAAATAAGGGTAAAGCCTTAAAACGCTAAAAAAACTTTACGTCTGAAACCCTTGTAAATACTAGATATTTCAATTTATTTAAAAAAAAACTTTAAACATTTTGAAACTTTTTGTTAATATATCCGATAAAGCTATATATATTTGCATATACAAAAACACTAACGACATGAAAACGCAACTAATTATTGAAACAGAAAACAAGCTTTGGAACGACTACGTAACAAAACGCGACGCGCTAGGGTACGGACATAAAGACACCCGCCTAGCTTTTGCCCTTTATAATGAAATGTTAAAACACTTAATCGAAGCAATATGAAAACAATTAAATTCTTATTCTCAGACCTAAACACAGACGAACGCCAGATTTTAGGTTGTGGCATTGTAGCTTTATTTGGCTTTGCGCTACTTATTTGGCTCATGTCAACAAACACCCCGCCACGTTTACACCATGCGACTACGGACCCGCAAACGTTTAAAACACGTAGCTACGAATTGAAAGGTATATACAAACAATACGCCCAAGGCGTTTATAATAGAAGCAATGAACAGTAGAATATGGATTGACCCGCAAGGCGGCTTTAATTACGGCGGCGGAATGCACGCCTTAATCTTTAGCGCATATAGCGACGAACTACTAGCCGAAGTTTATGTAGAATTAAGCTATAATAGAGTTCAAGACACCGAAGAATTAACATATCAAATAACAAAAATTTATGAAAACACCAAAGAAACTGAAAGCCAGCTATACGAAGAACTTAACCAATACGGTAACGACTTGTTACAGTCCGAAATATGCGAATGGTACGAGGACCACGGCCGCGCTGAATGGGGCATTTAACCGCTATCGAATATACCGCTTTTGGGGTAACTTTAACGAAGACCTTTATAACCGAATTTGTGAAATTAAAATGCAAGAGATATGACACCAAAAGAGAAAGCAGAAGAGTTAATATTGAAATACTTGAAAATGCAAAGGCATAAAATGTTTAATGGATGGTGGCATAAAATGATATCGAAGCAATGTGCATTAATTTCAGTTGATGAGTGTATAGAATTGCTATTAAATATAAACCCACACATGGCATTCCCTCAACAAGTAAAATATTGGCAAGAAGTAAAACACGAAATTCAAAAGCTATGAAATACTTACTAACGTACTACGTCGGAACTAAAGCGGTTCAAAGCTGGCGTTTTTATTCTAAAACTATGGCCTATGCCATGAAGTCGGAACTAATATATACAAACAACTTTAACTTAGGCAAGTTTAAAATAACGGAAATATGAAAAATAGAATAGCATTAATACACGAACTTATAGAGGTATACGATTTAACAAGCAAATGTAGGGATCGCGGACTAATATACAAACGCGCATACCTATACAATGAACTACGAACTAGTGGCTTTAGCCTTTTGCAAATAGGCGAGATATTCGGGAAGCATCACTCCACAATTATTCACGGCTTACGAACGCATAAAGACCTTACGGGCTACGGCGACGAGGATTATAAACACGAAACATACCAGTTAAAAGAACAACTAGAGGGTAGCGTAATAATTTACCCAAATGAAACCAGACAAGTGCGCGACTTAAAAACGGACCTATTAGATGCTAGAACAATACGCGACTTTAAACGTATTCGTCGACGTGTTAAATTAGGTGTTTACGAAAAACTTTTAGCTGAAAGCAACCTTTTGCAAGAATAAACGTTATATTTGTAGACGAGTTGGCTGGACACCATAAACTCAAAAGGAATTATTTACCCTCAAACCGAATTGCACGTCCAGCCGCAACGAAGTTTGGGGGTTTTTTATTTTAAAATATTTATATGAGCGGGTGGATTAAATTACATAGACAAATTTTAGACTGGGAATGGTACGACGACCATAATGCATTTCGTTTGTTTATTCATTTGCTTTTAAAAGCTAACCATAAAGAAAAAAAATATAGGGGTATGTTATTACAATCGGGTACTATTTTAACAAGTCGAGACATTCTATCTTTAGAAGTTGGCCTAAGTGTACGTCAAACTAGAACCGCACTAGATAAGCTAAAATCGACCAACGAATTGACCATTAAAACAAGCGGTCAAGGTACTATTATTCAAATAGTTAACTACCAAAAGTATCAAATAGAGACCAGCGAAACGACCAACGAGCGACCAGCAAACGACCAGCAAACGACCACTAACAAGAATGTAAAGAAAGAAAGAAATATATTTATACGCCCAAGTGTTCAAGAAATTGACGCTTATTGCTTAGAGCAAAACTTGCAAATAAACGCCCAAGGCTTTATAGACTATTACGATAGTAACGGGTGGAAAGTAGGTAAAAACCAAATGAAGGACTGGAAAGCTACGGTAAGACGTTGGGCAAAACCTAAAGAACAAATAGAAATGGTACACGATCCACTTGTTGAAGCTGCTAAAAGACTCGGTTATGTTAAATAAAGGAATACACCTAGAAAAGCTTTTTGATTATAAGAACGGCAAAATTAAACAAGGGCTAGGCATAGGCACAAAGCTAGACGACTATCTAAGATACAAGCCTAGGCAACTAAATATCATTTTAGGCCATGACAACGTAGGTAAGACCTACTGGATAAATTGGTATTTCCTTACGCTTGCACTTAAACACGAATTAAAGTTCGTAATGTGGTCCGGAGAAAACCAATACTGGCAAATTCTTCGCGACATGGTACAAATTTATTCTGGCAAAGCATTTAAGCAATTAAGCGAACGCCAAATATCTAGCTACATGGCCTACTTAGAACAATACTTTGAATTTATAGACAACTCAAAGCTATACAAACCAAACGAACTATTTGAACTATTCCGTAAGTCAGACGCTGATGCGTGTTTAATTGACCCGTACACCGGACTAGACCGACAAATGGGCTACGAGGGGAACTATAAGTTTTTAAACGACGCCCGACAATTTTGTAACGAAACGGGTAAGACTTTGTACATAAACACGCACCCAAATACGGAAAGCGGACGTAGTGGTAACATATACCCAGACAACCATATCTGGAAAGGACACCTTAAACCACCGCTTAAAGACCATATAGAGGGTGGTAAAGCGTTCTTAAACCGATGCGATGACATGATCGTAATTCATAGGCTAGTAAAACACGAAACAATGAAGTACGTAACTTTGGTAACAACTGAAAAGATTAAAGACCATGAAACGGGCGGGGCTATTACTGGGTTTGAAGACTTTATTTTATGTGAATTTAACCACGGTCTAGGCTTTATAGTTGAAAACAAAGACCCGCTTAAAGAAATAAGGCCACGTGAACGACAAACCAAACTACAAGAAAACGAATTAATGAACACCAGCGAAAAGCTTAGACGTCTGGCTAACGAAACACCTTTTTAAAATGAAAGTAACCGATAAAATAACAATAACAAACGAGGATAACATTGAGCTGATGGCACGTTACCCCGACAACTATTTTGACTTGGCAATAGTTGACCCGCCGTATGGGATTGATATAAATGTTTCTATGGGTAGAAGAAAAGGAGATAAAAAAAGTAATTACCATAAATTTGCTGGTAATGATAATTGTATTCCTACTGCAGAATATTTTAAGGAACTGAAAAGAGTATCTAAAGAGCAGATTGTTTGGGGCGGAAATTATATGATTGAACATTTAACGCCATCGCCTTGTTGGTTGCTTTGGGATAAAGGATTTTCTGAAGATGTTACTTTTGCTCAGTTTGAATTGGCTTGGACTTCTTTTACTTCAAGTGCAAAAAAATATGACAAACACCCATCACAACAAAACAGAATACACCCGACACAGAAACCTACTGCACTGTATAAATGGATTCTTGACAAATACGCAAAGAAAGGATATAAAATACTTGACACTCATCTTGGTTCTGGCAGTATTGCAATAGCTTGTCACGATTACGGATTTGAGTTAACCGCTTGCGAGCTGGACGCTGAATACTACAAAAAGGCAATTCAAAGAGTTAAGAACCATACCAACCAACAAAAACTATTTTAATGGAACTAGGACTAGAAATAATAAAAACACGGGCTAACCTTTGGGCTATTCAGCAAAGAATAAAGACCGCACGCGAACAAATACTAAAAACAAGACCCGAAGCAAAGGACTATATACAAGGCGCAGAAAAAAGCGAACAAGAATTGCTAGAGGCTATTTCGTTTTTTAGTAGACTACACGAACACGCAGTATCGATAAGTAGAGAAAATACAATTCTCGCTAGCCGAAACATAGACCTATTACAAAGGGTTAAAGAACTAGAAATAGAAATACAAACACAAAGCTTTTGATAATGCCACGTTGTAAGAATTGCAAAGACAAGTTTGAACCCATACGTTTCAACCATAAATTTTGCCTAAAAGACGAATGCGTTAAGGCTTTTGTAGAAGAAGTCAAGACTTCGGCATGGAAAAACACGAAAAAGAAATGGACAACCGAACTAAAAACAACCAGCGACTGGCTTAAAGACGCACAAAAAGTATTCAATACCTACATACGTAAACGCGACGAGGGCAAGCCTTGCATTTCTTGCAACCAACCACCCAAGAAAAAGAACGCGGGACACTATTACTCGCAAGGTGGACATTCAAACGTCCGTTTTGACGAAGACAACGTGCATTTGCAATGCGAACATTGTAACACTTTTTTAAGCGGCAACCTTTTGAACTACCAGATAGGCATAGAACAACGCATAGGCGCCGACAAATTAGTAGAATTACAAGGCCGAGCGCACCTAGAGAAACGCTGGGACGTCGAAGAACTTAAAGAACTAATAAAAGTATACAAACAAAAAATAAACCAAATACAATGATAAAAATAGACATAACCGAAGACCAAATTTTACAAGCTAGAAAGCTTTATAATTTTAAGGCGTTAACAAATTCAATAACGCAAGGCGAAAGCCAAATATACGGTGCGCTAGGCGAGGTAATAGCTATGCACTTTTTGCGATCCATAAACAAACCGGTTCAATACGTAGGTAGTTACGACTACGACCTAGAAATAAACGGGAAAAAAATAGACGTTAAGACCATACGAACTGACAAAGAACCTACAAACGACTTCAACCTAAATATAAGCGCGTTTAATACCAAACAAGAAACCGACTTTTATCTATGGTGTAGCGTTTCCCAAGATATGAAATACGGTTATGTAATTGGTTATCTAGCAAAAGACGAATTTTATAGAATGGCTGAACTAAAAAAAGAGGGGGAAATAGACTGGGGTAGCTGGGTATTTAAAAGCGACACGTACACCACCAAAGTAAAAAATGTGAAAAAATTTAATTAAATAGTTTGTATATCGAAATATCTTTATATATTTGCATATAGTTAACACTTAAAAACAACAAGTTATGAAACATTTATTTAAAGCGCTTGCGGCTTTTCAGCAAGAAGTACCAGTTATTCACAAAGGTACGCAAGGGTTCGGCTATTCTTATAGCGATCTACCCGCAATTTTCAAAGTAATTAACCCGTTACTAGCTAAACACGGACTAGGATTTACCCAAATGCTTGACACTAAAGAAGGCATTGACTACATTGTAACAATGGTTTTCCATGTAGAAAGCGGTGAGAATCTAGAAAGCAAAGTAGCAATACCACACGTTCAACTAAAAGGCATGAATGACTATCAAAGCTTTGGTTCGGGCGTGACCTATTTTCGTAGGTACGCATTGGCAAGCTGCCTCGCTTTAGTGACGGATAAAGATACCGATGCTGGCGGCGAACAAGTAAAAAACGAACCAAAGAAAAAGCAAATAGACTCTAAACGTTTTCAAGCCGCAGTAGTAGCCATACAAAAAGGCGACTATACCCGCGAAAAGCTAGAGCAAAGCTTTGAATTAACCGAAGGTCAAACCGATATACTTAACGCGCTATGACTACTTTCAAAATTAGATGTTCTGCCATAGGTAAAATAATGACTAACCCCCGCACAAAGGGGGAGTTATTATCTCAAACCGCAAAGACGTACATAGAAGAACAAGTGCTACGTGCCAAATACGGCGTTATTAAGACGTTTTCAAGCCGTTACACCGACAAAGGTAACCTAGTAGAAGACGAAGCCATAGAAATGGCCTCAAACGCGCTAGAAATGGGTTTCTTATATAAGAACCACGAACACTTTGAAAACGAATGGCTAACGGGAACCCCGGACGTAAACACGAACGATATACTTTTGGACGTGAAAAGTTCTTGGGATGCAACTACTTTTCCGTTTTTTGCTACGGAAATACCTACTAAAGATTATTACTACCAGTTGCAAGGCTACCTTGAACTTACGGGTAAAACCGATGCGTTGCTAGTCTATTGCCTAGTTAATACACCTATTCAAATGGTAGAGGATGAAATAAGGCGCGCACACTGGGCCGCCCAGCTATTAGAAGAAAACTACGACTTACGCGACGAGGTGTTGAAACGACATAACTTTGATCACATACCGTTAAACCGCCGTGTAAAAGTCTTTAAAGTAGAAAAAGACGAACAAGTAGTAAACGAAATAAAAGAACGCGTAGAACTATGCCGCGAGTATTACGAAACCCTTTATAATTTCCTATGAAACAGCAAATAGAAGACCAGATAGTAAAAAGCGTACTAGCTAAATACGTCGAACGCTCAAACACGGGCCTAAAAAAATACGGAACACCGCTAACACGTAACGACTTAACACTAGACCAGTGGATAACACACCTACAAGAAGAATTAATGGACGCCACGTTGTACCTAGAGCGCATAAAAAAAGACATAGCGCTAGTAGAGGTCGAAGCGTTTAGCAATGGTTACCGCGAAGCAATTACAAAACGAACTAAACAACAAGAACAATGAAACAAAAAGAATATAAACCAACCCGCCAAGAAAAAAGCAAAAGCGAAATGGCTGCTATTGGCACAATGATACTGGTAACAGTCATTGCAATTATTTTAGTAATCAATTTAATCTATAATATATAATGGAAACAAAAAACAACGCGGGTGCAATTTTTAAGAACACCTACAAAAAGACGGAAACCCAACCAGACTACAAAGGTAAGTGCATGGTGAACGGCAAAGAAATGGAAATAGCCCTATGGGTTAAAGACACAAAGACCGGCGAAAAGTTCTTTTCAGCATCATTTAGCGAGCCGTATGTAGCCCAAGAACCTACCAACCCACCCGTACCACTTAACGACGACCTACCATTTTAAAAAGTTATGAACATTAACGACATAGAATTACGCAATAAAATGCGCGAGGTTTTAAAGTCGAAAACACGAAACCAAATAGCCGAGGAAATCAAAGAAAAAACGGGTAAGTTCCACCCATTTCAAATACAAAATTTCCTAGATGGTAAAGACGTTTCGTTAAGTACGGCGGTAAAGCTAGACGAGTACATAATAAGACACCAACTTTAAACGGTAGACTACTACTACAAGGCCCCTTAATTGGGGCTTTTTTGTTGAAAAATAATTGAAACACGAATATAAAAACGTATACTTTTGGAATATGGAAATATTAATATACGTTGGTTTAGCGTGGTGGCTTGTAAATTTCGAGCCTTTACAACTACTTTTAGACGCTATCTTTAGCCGCTTACCTATTAACGGCCTTACAATACCCATACACGCCGCCTTTGGTTGTCCTAAGTGCGTAGGCTTTTGGACTAGTTGGGCTTTCACTGGGGAATTTTTAACGGCTACCCTTATAAGTTTAACCGCCCACACCTTGGACCTATGCTTACAGAGGCTCAACAAATAGAAATTATCAAAATACTAGAGTTGCTAACCCCTACCCGGTTAAGCAAAATGTATTTAAAAAAGCTTCAAAAGATTAAAAACGTAGCAACGGGCCAAAATGACAACCGATGTCTTTGCGGTGCTGGAGATCGTGTAACCTTTTATAATGAGTTCCTTGTCTGGTATCAAAAAAATTCTTGACGCCTACATAACGGCAAATTATAGCGAGGTTAGGACGTACACTAACTATATGCTTAAGCGTTTAATGTTAAGCAAAAAGATAAACTACATAAATTTAAAGGCTGACACGGTAATAAACAACGCCTATTTGCACGTTGCTGGTATAGACGACCACGAGGCCGACGAAAACAAGGTAAAAAGCTACCTACTCAATACAATCAAAATGCAAATTTGGTGGCCTACGTCTTTAAGTAGGAAACAAGACGAGGTTTATAGCCAAGAATACATAGCGACCGACAAGCCCGAAGATGACGAAATAACGGACAAGCTAAGACACGAGGAAATTATAAACTTACGAAAGGCTTGTATAAACACCTACCTTAACGAACTAATAAGCCCAGTTGAAAAACGGATAGCTGACGCTTATTTCACGCACAAATGCCAAACGTCTAGAGCAATGGCGGACTATTTCGACATTCCGCGCACCTCGGCGTACTACATGATCAAAGCATTGAAACAAAGAATAAAGGAAATAGAATATAGTTATATCAATGGAAAAGACTAACAAAATAGCCGCTGGCCTTATAGTTATTTCGATAGGCGTTTTAATTACGCTATGCGAATACAGACACGCTTTGTTTATTACGGGCTTGTTTATTGCTTTTAGCGGCATAGGTATTATATTAGAAACCATAGAAAAAAACGAACATGAAAATTAAAGACGAATACAAAGGAAAAACGCTTATAAGCTACGATAGTGTTCTAGGCGAACGACGTATAGAGGTTGACAAAATAGACCCAAAACGTTTTACATATTACACTAGCATAGGTTTGGGCTATCTATTCGAAAAGGAAAGCCAAACAATTAGCTACACCGGCATAGACCATGAGGTGGCGCAAGCGGATGCGGTCGCAGAACCGAAGCCAGTTATTAAAAAAACACGAAAACGTAGAAAAGATGCCACAACCAATTAAAGGCGAGGGTAAAGAAAAGTACATTGAACGTTGCATGGCAGACGAAAAGAGCGTAGGATCGTTTCCAGATGAAAGCCAACGTTATGCTGTATGTACTAGAGTATGGGAAACACACGCCCGCGAGGCTTTATCCCGTTATGTTAAGTCTTTAAAGCAAAAGTAAATGGCTTTTTACCTTATTGATATGGGCGTAAACATGAACGAGGTAGGTAAGGCCGTAGAAACGGAACTAAAAAAAGACGGACACCATATTGTAATATACCTAACAGATATGCCAACACTACTATGCGTAGAAGAACTAACCGAGGACCAATTTTTAGACCACTATAAAAACACGAAACCAAATGGGAAAACATAAATACATAGAAACACCAGAAAAGCTATGGGAAATGTTCGAAACTTACAAAACACGAACCATAGAAAACCCCAGAGTAATAGACAAAGCACTACAAAGCGGAAAAGTAGTCCAAGAAAAGCTACGAGTACCCCTAACATACGAAGGCTTTGAAACATACTGCTACGAACAAGGGGTAACAGTAGACCACTACTTCAGAAATACGAATAAGGCATACGATGAGTATTGCGGGGTCTGCCAACGTGTAAAGAAAATTATACGCCAAGACCAAATCGAAGGGGGTATGGTTGGCCAATACAACCCGTCCATAACTCAAAGGCTAAACAACCTAACCGAAAAGACGGACGTAACCTCAAACGGCGAAAACATAAACGAGATTAAAATAAGCATTATCAGACCCGACACCAAAGAACTAGAGTAATGGACCTAAAGTCAACCATAGTCTTTGAACGAAATTACGACGCGCTTTATAATAACGAGGCGCGTTTTATCATTAACGAGGGGGGTAGCCGTTCAAGTAAGACGTATTCACTTTGCCAGCTTATAATGGTGTATTGCTTACAGAACCCGCAAAAGGTTGTTAGCATCATTCGTAAGACTTTCCCAGCGTTACGGGCAACGGCTATGCGCGACTTTCTTGAGGTGCTAAAAGAGGCGGGTGTCTACGAAAAGACGAGCCATAACATGAGCGAACACATCTACACCTTCCCTAACGGTTCGATAGTAGAGTTCTTTTCAGTTGACGACGAGCAAAAAATAAGGGGCCGCAAGAGGTCTATAGCATGGTGTAACGAGGCGAACGAACTATTCCTAGACGACTTTACGCAGTTGAACATGAGGACCGAAAGCAAGCTAATCTTTGATTACAACCCGAGTGATTCTACAAGCTGGCTATACGAACTACCAAAACACGAAAGCATACTAATAAAATCTACGTATAGGGACAACCCCTTTTTGCCCGACACAATCAAACGCCAAATAGAAGACCTCAAACGTACCGACGAGGCGCTATACCAAATCTACGCACTAGGCGAACACGCTATAAGCAAAAGCAATATATATTCAAACTGGTCATTTCTACCACACCGACCCTCTAGATTCACTCAGTTTGTATACGGCTTAGACTTTGGGTACAACCACCCAACCGCTTTAATGCGTATATACTGGCACGAAAAAGACATATTCATAGAACCCGTAATATACGAAAGCTACCTAACTACCTCGAACCTTATTGATCGTATAGCCTCGCTAGACGTCGAAAAGGAAACAGAAATAATAGCCGACTACGCACGCCCAGAAATTATAGCCGAAATGAACAACGCGGGGTACAACGTAAGGAACGCAAACAAGTCAGTCAAGAAAGGTATCGACAATATAAAAACATTCGGGGTGTATGCCATGAACGACAAGAACCTAGAAAAGGAATACCAGAATTACAAATGGAAAAAAGTAGGCGACCAGATTTTAGACGAACCAGTAAAGCTATATGATGACGCCATGGATGCCATACGTTACGCGACGACCTACATAAAAGAACAATACTATACAGACGACGCCTATTTTGCGTTCTAAATAAAGACGAACTAGAATTTTAATATAGTTATGGCACAAACTACAATAGCACAACCCCAAAGCTTTACCCCGGGTTTCAACCCCGTAAAGTTCTTAATAGATTCGACGAACAAAAACCTAGACGGGTTCAAGTACATTTTTGACGTATACGACGGCGCTACTCAAATAGGTCGTTTTAAAGTCTTACCCCGGATAGTTGACGGCTACGGCGAACTTGACCTAAGTAGGTTCTTAACTAGCTACCTATCATGGAACTTTGAACCCAACGTAAACACGGACTACGACGCCTCAAATTGTTACTTTAGTTTCACGCTAAAGACTGGCGAGGAATACCTAGCCGAATTTACCTACACTAGTTCACTTACAAACTCTAGCGGGTTCGTACGTGTGAACGTAAACAATACTTTTGTGGTAGGCGACCAGATTAACATAGTTCAAGCGGACGGCGGTACGGCCAACCCACTAGTTGAGGGCTTGCACGTAGTTACAAACTCGTCGGCTACATGGTTTGAAATTGGCGTGGCATGGTCTAGCGTAACGAACGCGGCAATAGACGGCTTAGTAACCTATGCGGACAACCGTAAACTAGCGGTGTACGACGTAATAACTTTCGCCAAGCAATCTTATAACGGGGTATTTAAGTGGGCGCTATGGCCTACATACGACGAAACAAACTACGTCCTAACCGCAAACACAAAGCTATGGGTAACGGACCAACCGCGCACGGGATTCTATGCAACGTTAGGCCAAGACCTTTGGTTAAACGCTAAAGCCAAGCCAGCTAAAAAGATAGTGTTCGAAAATAGCAACGGCGACATATTGTACAAAAACACGGTGTCAACTGCTTCTATTGTAGGCATAGCCGTAGGCCCTAACAACCTAGGCACGCTTACCGTAACTTCGGGAACCTTACCACTAATAAAACCAGATACAACGTTCTACACGTTCTATTACGACGACGCGGGCCAAAAGTCCGTCAAGTATAGAGTAGACATAGACCGCCGCGAAAGCATCGAAGAAGTAGACCTAGTCTTTTTGGATCGTATGGGTTCAATGTCTAGCTTTGCTTTTCAGCTTAAAAACTACGAACGTGGCGAAGTGACACGCGACGAGTACAACAAAGACGTGCAAGGCTATGTAACGGGCGGGCAATGGAAATACGAAACCCAAGAGTTCGGCTTTAACACCTACCAAGTAAGCGCAACCAAAACCCTAGAACTAAACACAAATTGGATGACCCAAGAAATGGCCACCTACTTTGAGCAGCTAATAACTAGCCCGCAAGTATACATGAAGCGGGTAACGTACACTTGTCCCGATGGTATAGTGGTAAGAAGTACGCAATACGTACCGGTTATTCTAGTAACAAATAGCTACGAGGTATTCAAGCAAAGAAACAAAAACCTAATCAAACAAACGGTAGTAGTTAAGCTTTCAAATAACGACGTAATAAATGGTTAAGATAGTTTTAGGCGGCGGCACGTCGGTAAGTGGCCAAGTAGGTAGCTTTCAAAATAGAGTAACTACGGACGGCGGTACGTTTGAGGCTCCCGGTTGTTTGTCGGAGTTCTTAAAGTCTTTAGGTGGCGAGGAACTTATAGGCGGTATTTTAGACGTACGGCCCGACGTGAATGTCCCGCTTACCTTTTCTGTTGGCGAGATTAGAGATATTACAAAGCGAACGGGTACGTTTTCAAAGACTATTGTACTACCAGCAACGGACAACAACAACCGTATTTTAAACCATTACTACGATGTAAATGTAGAGGCGGGAACGTTCGACTTAACAAAGCTAACCCATTGCCAAGTATTACAGAACGACGTTGTTATTCTAGAGGATGCTATATTACAGTTGGTTGGTGTTAACAAGTCCCAAAACACGGACCAATACGAACAAGTTGCTAGCTACGAGGTGTTAATAAAAGACACAAAGGCGGAACTATTCACGGCCATAACAAATGCCGAACTTACGGACATAGACTTTTCTGACCTTAACCACTTTTCAAATTCTAGCAGTATTATTGCTACCTACTCATTTACGCAAGCCAACGGATATAAGTACGTTTTACCATACCAACCAACCAACGTTATAAACGTTCGCCAACTTAAACCAGCAATCTACGCAAAAACTTACTTTGATCGCATTTTTGCAAACGCTGGCTTTTCCTACACTTGGGCCGACATACAAAACGCAAGGTTCGACAAGTTGTTAATACCATACAACGGCGACGAAAACCAAATAGACTGGGACGACTTTAAAGTAGTTGCGAACACATCCCATACCACCGCCTTTTCACAACCCGCAAACGGTAACTTTATAGGCTTTCAAGAATTGTTAACGGGGTTCACTGAAATACAAGACCCACAAAACTTATTCAACCCCACAACTGGTGTGTATACCGCACCAACTAACACCGACCCAGCGGCCTCGCAAGGTTACGAATTTAACATAACCATATATTACGAGGTAACGGTATTCAATACTTCGGCTAGTCCCGTGCAACCTTACGTGTTTAACACCCAAACGGCTACCTATGTACCGCAAGCTAGAACGTTTACGCCTATTGTTAAAGCTTTAGACCCAACGGGACAAGGCTCTACGGCCTCGCTTACCCCTATTTTAATAAACACTTTTGTAGCGTCGGGCCTTTCGATATTTGGAACCTATGCCAACCTTGTAATAACTAGCCCAAGTTCTTATATTACTACGGGCGACTTGTTAACAATGGTTGCGGGTATTCAATCAAACTGGCAATTTGGCTTAACTACGTGGCGAACTGCGGCGGGTGTAGCGGCGCAAGTAGACGTGAATCTAGATATTATAAACCTTAAGGTAGAAATAAAACCAAATAGTAACACCCAACCAATAGGCGGCTACGTTACTATGAACGAATACGTACCCCAAAAGGTAAAGCAAAGCGACTTTGTAAAGTCTATATTTACAATGTACAACCTATTTGCGGACGTCAACCCCGAACAACCTAACAATATCATTTTAACCCACCGCGACGAGTATTACGACAACGGCGCTGAAAAGGACTGGACCTATAAACTAGCAAAAGACCGAGAACAAAATCTAGAGTTCCTACCAGACGTAACAAACAAGCGCCTAATCTTAACATACAAACAAGACAAAGACAGCGCAAACGAATTGTATTTTGACACCACCCGCGAAATATACGGGCAATTAGAATATATTTTTAATTCGGAATATGTAAAGGACATAGATACAAAAGAACTAATCTTTGGACCTACGCCAATAACCTCAACAACGTTTGGTGCTATACTACCAATGTTTGACGGCCAAGCACCTAAAACCAATTTAAGAATATTGTACGATGGTGGTGCGCAAACTTGCGGGAACTACGATCTAATCGACGGTGGCTTAACTGGTACGTATGGCGTAACTACTTACCCGGCTATTACCCACTTTGACAACGCACTAACACCTAGCTTTGATATTAATTTCGGAACGTGCGACTTTTACTTTTACCAACCGCTAACGCTAACCAATAACAACCTATACAATCTATACTGGCGCCGAACCATTAACCAAATTAACGAAGGCAAAATGCTAACGGCGTTCTTTAGGTTAACCGAAGCGGATATACATAACTTAAAACTTAACGACAAAGTACGCATAGATAATTCGTGGTGGAATATAAACCGCGTAATTGACTACAATGCAAACACGGACACTTTAACAAAAGTCGAACTTATAAGCGTAGACAGTGAACTAGAACTAGCCCCGTTTATAACTAACACGGGAACCCCAGCGCCTAGCGTTATTACGCAAGTAGCTTTAAGTTCTGTATTTACTACCAAAATGGCAACGGGCAACCTTATTCTAGAGGGTGCCAACGTTGAGGTATACGGAAAAAGTAACACCGTAGCGCAAGGAATCAAGGGTATTATTATAGGCGACAACAAAACACTAAACGAAGACGGACTAATAACCCCGAAAATTAACGGCATAGAAACGCAAAGCTTTGCTTATATAGCTAACCTTACCCAAGTGGGAACGGCTGCGCCTACGGACTTAATATTGGCTAATAACGTAGGTGTAATAACATGGACTAGAACGGCTCAAGGCGAATATCTAGGCACACCTATAAACCCTTTTGACTTTCAAACCACCTACGTAATGGTTAATCAAGTAGAACACGACTACCAAACGAGCGCGTACATAAACACGGACGGGAATATAGTAGTTATTACTTGTAGAAATTCTGGCCATAGCCACCGAGACGACATACTAAATAACACAACTTTAGAAATACGCACTTACTAATAGGGTAATATAGTTATGAATACAGTTGAGATACCACTAAAACTTACGGGCATATCCGAAATTAAAGCCGAACTAAAAGCGGTAAAGGGTGCAATAGCCAACGCGACCGACCCGGAAAGTATGCAAGCCCTAGCCCAAAAGGCGGGGCAACTAGCCGACAAGCTTAAAGATGTTAACGAACAAGTAAGCGTATTTAACGCGGGTTCAAAGTTTGAGGCGGTAAGCAATTCATTTGGTTTAATTCAAGCGGATCTAGCTAGTTTAGACTTTGAGGGCGCGGCTGAAAAGGCGCAAGTATTTGCTAAAACGTTGGGTTCCGTAGGTAAAGCCGAAATAAGCGGCGCACTTAAAGGCCTTACTGGTGTAGTTAAAACCGTTGGCGGGGCTTTTGTAAAGCTGGGTGTTCAAATTCTAGCTAACCCAATCTTCTTATTGGCGGCCGTTATTACTGCCATAGTAGTAGGTATCGGGGTTTTCCTAAATAAAATAGGTGTACTAGATAAAGTCTTACAAGTTTTAATGACACCCATTAACGCAATCATCGACGGCTTTAAACAACTTACCGACTACCTAGGACTTACGCAATATGCCGCCGAGGAAAACGCAAATAAAATGGCCAAGGCTAACGACAAGGCCGCGGTAAGTTCACAAAAGCGCGCTGAAAAAGTAGCGGATAGTTACGACCTAGAAATAGCCAAAGCTAAAGCGGCGGGCAAAGATACTAGCGCGTTAGAAATAGCAAAGAGCAAAGCGTTAAGTAAAGAGGCAGACAAGCGACTAAAAGACCAAAGGGCAGAATACGCAGCACTACAAAAGATAGCTAGCAAAGACAACCTTGAACGACGTAAAAAATTACGCGAACAAATAGACGCTGAAAACAAAATACTAAAAGACGGACGTAAGGAACGCCAATTAATAGAAATAGAATCCGACGCAAAAAAAGAAACTAAAGAAAAAGAATCCGCATCTAAAAGCACGGACAACGCTAAGAACTACGCCAAAAATAGACTTGACGCTGAGCGCAGTATAAAGGATATTGAAATAGCATTGATCGCAGACGACACAGAACGCGAACTAGCCACAACAAACGAAAAGTATAGACGCCTAATAGAAGACGTAAAGAAAAACGAAAACCTAACGGGTGCGGAAAAAGTACGTTTGACCAAACTATACAATGACCAGAAACAAGCGGAACTAGATAAAGCCGCAAAAACGCAAGCGGACGCAGACGCAAAACGCCGTGAGTTAGTACAAAAAGGTTTAGACGATTACCAAAATCAAGAACTAGACAAGGCCGAAGCGTTAGGCGAACAAATTTACCAACTAAGTATAACAGCCCAGCAAAGAGAAATAAAAGCAAATGAATACTATTACGAAGAACTTATAGCACAAGCCAAACGCTATGGTCAAGATGCTACTTTATTTGTAGAAGAACAAAAGAAAAAAGAAGCCGAAATAAATAAGAAGTATGCAGACGAAGCAAAAGCAAAGGCACTAGCTGAAATAGAAACCGCTAGGCAAGTACGCGACGCCAAAATATCTATGGTAGGCGACTATACCCAAGGCTTAATGAATTTAACTTCATTGTTAGTTAAAGACCAAAAGAAAATAGAAAAGATAAACAAAGCTAGCGCCTTAGTTCAAATTGGTATAGATACGGCCAAAGCAATTAGTTCACTTGTTGCCGTAGCTAACGCTAACCCCGGCAACGCGCTTACATTTGGCGCCGCGGGTGCTGCTCAATTTGCCGCTGGTATTTTGCAAATTACTACTAACATGGTAAAAGCAAAGCAACTATTAAGTAACCCTAGCGGGTCCGTAAGTGGTGGTGGTGGCGGTGGAGGTGGCGGTTCGTCGCCATCAAATACTAGCGTTACAGCTTTAACCCCAGCTACGCAAATGTTCGGACAAGGCAACCAATTAAACACCGTAGGCCAACCGCAAAGCGTAAGCGCCCAACAAAACATAGTTGTGCAAGCTATCGTAAGCGAAAGCGACATAACAAGTACACAAAACAAAATAGATAAAATTAAAAAAGGGTCTGAATTATGACAAGTTACCAAGCATTAATAAACGAAATAACGGACTTTTATAACAACCACGTACAAGTTCAAAAGGTCGGTTCGGACTTTCAAGAGCAAATGACTAACTTTGCCACAAA